GTAAGGGTGATATATTAGAAAAACATAAAGATAGATTTTCTTGTGAAGTTTCTACAACATTAAATTTGGGTGGCGATATGTGGCCAATATATTTAACAGATACAAAAGGAAAAGACATTGAAGTAAAATTAAATCCTAGTGATATGTTAATTTATTCTGGTTGTGAATTAGAACATTGGAGAAATGAATTTGAGGGTGATGAGTGTATTCAGGTGTTCTTACATTATAATACTAAAAATGAAAATTCAGAATTAAACAAATATGATGGTAGAGCACATTTAGGTTTACCTTCATGGTTCAAAGGAAAGAAAATAGTATGGAAAAAAACTACAAAATAATAGAAAATTTTTTATCTAAAGATAAATTTATAGAATTACAAAACTTACTTTTTTCTTGTGAGTTTCCTTATTTTTATAATAAAACATTAAATGGTAAACATAAAGAGGAAGATAATACATCATACTTTACACATACATTATATGCACAACATTTAAGTTATATTGCTAGCAATCATTATTCTAATTTTAGATTTATTACAAATATGTTAGATGTTAAATCTTCTTTAAGAATGAAAGTTAATCTATATCCTAAAACAGATATAATACAAGAACATGCTCCACATATAGATTATGATTTTGAACACAAAGGATTTATTTTATCAATGAATACATGTAATGGTTTTACAATATTAGATGATGGCACAAAAATTGATTCTATTGAAAATAGGGCATTATTATTTGACCCTAGTAAGTTACATCATAGTACAACATGCACAGATGAAAAAGTTAGAATTAATATTATCTTAAATTACCTTTAGTATGATTAAAATTATAGAAGATTTTTTACCAGAAAATATACAAAATAATCTTGAAGAATTGATGAAAAACGAATCATTTTTTTCGTGGTATTTTCATTCAAATACAGTCGGATTAGGTGAGTGTATCTCTAATAATAATACAATAGAAACACCACAGTTAGTACATCAGTTTATGAGATATGGTCAACCAAATTCTGATTACTTCAAAGACACTTTTGATGTTATGGAACATTTAGAAAAACAGGTTGATTTTGAGATACCTAAAGAATTATTATTTCCTAAATGGGATAGAATAAAAGGAAACTGTTTATTTCCTTGTAGTAATTATACAGAAGATAATTTTCATCCAGCACATCAAGATAAAGATAAAGAAGATAACTGTTATACTTTTTTATACTATGTAAATGATAGTGATGGTGATACAAGATTTTGGTCTAATACTGATAATGTTCCTAATCTTCATAAAGAACCTATATTAAGATATACCCCTAAAAAAGGTACAGGAGTTTTATTTCCGTCAGAAACTTGGCATTGTAGTTCAAACCCTATAAGTAGTGATTATAGAATGGTAATTAATTATATATTTCAACCAGTTTAAAGGAAAGAAACTCTTATAAATAATGTATAAATAAAAGAAACAGTAGGATTCAATTCATATGACAAGAGCAAGAGATAGAGCAGCAGGAGATTTTACAGGCACCGTAGTAGGTGGTGATAATACATTATCAACAGTTAATCTTTTAGATATTGGTGTAGTAACTAATGCAATAGGGGCAATAGGTGGAGGTTCTCAAGCAATAAATTTGGCTCTTGGTAACTGTGTATCTGCAACTGTAGATACTGGTACCACAACCTTTACATTTACAAATCCCACAGCAGCAGATGAATGTAATATATGGGCATTAATATTAACTAATGGTGGAAGTCAGACAGTTAACTTTCCTGCTTCAGTAGATTGGGAAGGTGGAACAGCACCTACACTAACAACATCAGGGGTAGATATTCTAGTATTTTTAACAATAGATGCTGGTACTACATGGCATGGACAAGTTTATAGTGCAGATTCTAAATCACCATCATAGGAGAATAATATGGCAGTACTACAATATTTAATGATGGGTAGAGCCGTAGCTGGTAGAACAATAACTACAGGTCAAAGATGGGTGGCACTTGAAAATAACAATGGTGAAGCTGGATTAGGTAATACTAATAATGCAACTTTACAACAGATGGGTAGTGAAACTTATTGGCAAAATACAGAATCACCAGGTCAGCACGGAGATAATCGAAGTGTTGTAACTTCTGAAGGCAAGTTATATATGTGGGGTAGAAATAATTCTGGATGTTTAGGATTAGGAGATACCACACAAAGAACTTCACCAGTACAACTTGGTACCGATACTGATTGGTTGGAAGCAGGCATCACAGCAGGTGCATGTGCAGCTATAAAAACAAATGGTACTTTATGGACTTGGGGTGAAAATTATGTAGGGGCTCTTGGAAGTGGAAATACCACATCAAGAAGTTCACCTGCACAGGTTGGTTCTGATACTGATTGGGGCCATGTTTTACCAACTGCTGCTAACCATGATGGTTTATTTGTTATGAAAACCGATGGAGAACTTTACTATTCTGGTCTTGGAGTTCATGGGCTCTCAAATGTAAGTTCTTTTACACAGATTGGTAGTGCAGATGGTTTTGTAGATGCTGTTATGATTGGAACAGGTATAGTAGCATGGAAGTAAATTTACAAAATAAATATGAATCACCCCCATTAATAAAAACTGTAAAGTCACAAAAACCTATAGGTAAAGTTCGCATGTCCACAGTAGATGCATTTATGATTGCAGCTGATGGTAATATGAAAAAGGCAGAACAATTAGCAAAAGAAAAAAATAAACTTGATTATCAATTACTGTTAGCAGTACAAGGTAAAACTGAACAAGCTTGGAAAGTTGTCAAAGAATTAGAAAAAGAAGAACCAGAAAATAATAGAGCAGCTTTTAATAGAGGTTGGTTCTATCTTTCAAGAGGTGAATTAAAAAAAGGTTTAGCTCTTATGGAAAGGGGTCGTTTTGTAAATGTTTGGGGTAATGAAAATGAATTAGGTGGAATGTTTTCAGTTAGATGGGATGGTAAACAAGATTTAAAAAATAAGTTTGTTTTAATTTATATGGAAGGTGGTTTTGGTGATGAGATTCTTAATGTTCGTTTTGTAAAAGAACTTGTCAATAAAGGAGCTAAAGTTATTATTGCTTGTCAACCTACATTGGCTCCATTATTTGCACGAATTGAAGGAGTATCGGCAGTAGCACAAACAGACATATTAAAAGGAATATGGCATGATTATTATATACCTTCATTTTCATTAGCACATTTACTAGGTCACGAATATAAAGATTTAAATGGTTCAGCATATATAACACCAAATGTAAAATGTGTTAAAAGATTTTCTAATTATATTAAAAAAGATGGTTTTAAGGTTGGCATTAGGTGGGGTGGTAATCAAGAGTTTGAATTTCAACAAATGAGAGCATTTCCATTTAAAGATTTTTATAATGCTGTTAATCAAGAAAATGTTGATTTGTATTCTTTACAATTATCAGATTCATCTTATGTAGATGTATCAAAGTATAACATAACTGACCTTGAAGAACATTTAACTGATTGGGAACAAACTGCTGGAGCTATCGCTAACTTGGATTTAGTAATAACTTCTTGTACATCAATAGCTCATCTATCTGCAGCAATGGGAAAAGAAACTTGGGTGATAATACCTACTATGCCTTACTACCCATGGGCAGTGCCAGGTGATAAAAGTGCTTGGTATAATTCAGTTAAGTTAATAAGACAAGAAAAATTTGGTAACTGGGATAAACCTTTTGCTAAAGTTAAGCAAGAATTGGAGATTAGAAAATGTCAAAGGTAGCAATAGTAGAAGATGGTAAAGTAGTTTATAGAGGTGCATTACCTAGAGTGTGGAAAAATTCATCTGGTTTACATAACAGTAAAGATGATTGGGATACACTTAAAGATATTGGTATATATCCTTTAGAAGAAGTTACACCTTCTTACAATAGTAGCACAGAAACTCTTGATGGTTTTACAGAGGATATACAATCAAATAAAGTTGTGCTAACACATAAAAAGCGTGATAAAACAGATGCAGAAAAAAATTCAGATGCAGCATCAGCAGCTGAGCAATACAAGTGGAAAAGAGAAAGAGAATATCCTAGTATTGAAGACCAATTAGATAAAATTTATCATGATGGTATAGATGAATGGAAAAAAGTAATTAAAGCAGTTAAGGATAAGTATCCAAAACCATCATAGTTTTTTGTATAAATAACTATATTCAATAGGATTAAATTAAAATGACACGAAGTAGAGAAGTATCAAAAGGCGCAACACGAAACGAGTTTATATATACCGCCACAGCAACACAAACAACCTTTAGTGGTAATGATTCTAATAGTAATTCACTATCATATACTGTTGGTCAAATAGATGTGTTCCTTAATGGTGCTAGATTAGCACCTGCCGATTACACAGCATCCAATGGAACATCAGTTGTGTTAGGTACTGCTGCAGATGCAAATGATGTATTACAAGTAAATGCATTTGGTAGTTTTAGTGTTGCAGATGTTATAGTTGCAAGAGCAGAGTTTGATTATACTGCCACTGCTGGTCAAACAACCTTTACAGGTTCAGATAACGATTCACAAACAATGGCATATACTGCTGGTCGTATAGATGTATATCTAAATGGCTCTAGATTAAATGTAACAGATGACTATGTTGCAACCAATGGAACATCAGTCGTATTAGAAGCTGGTACTCAGGCAGGAGATTCACTTGTTGTTGTTTCACATGGAACAGTTAACTTAGCTGCAAACATAGTGGCAGGTGATTTAGATTTAAATGGAAATGAATTAATATTAGATGTTGATGGTGATACTAGTATTACTTCTGATACAGATGACCAAATAGATTTTAAAATTGCAAATACAGACCATATAAAATTTTTATCATCATCTGGTGATACAGTTATACAACCAATGACAGATACTAAAGATATTATCTTTAAACAATTTGATGGTACAGGTGTACTTGCAATTAACGATGGTGCATATGCTGAATTTTTAGGAGCAGGAATTGTACCAGAGGCAACATTAACAGATGCCTCTACGATAACTTGGAATGGATTAACACAATCAGTATGTAAAGTAACATTAGGAGCCAATAGAACAATGGGGTTGGCCTCTGGTGGTGTTACAGGTGCGTTCATATCAATATTAATTATTCAAGATGGCACAGGTTCTAGAACTATAACTTGGAATGCAGCATATGAGTTTACAGGTGATACGGCCCCAACACTAACAACAACTGCTAACAAAGGTGACCTTTTTGTATTCAGATACAATGGAGCAAAATGGTTAGAGGTTGGTAGAAATTTAAACCTAACATTGAGTTAATAATATGGCAATTTACGCAACAGTAGAAAGTGGTAATGTAAAAGAAACATTTACTAGACATACAGCATTTGAATTAAATGGAGTTAAACATGCTAGAAATATTTGGAGTTTATGGTCTGAATCAGATTTAAAAGCACTTGGATGTTTTACAGTAATAGAAACTGATACAAATTATAAAGACCCAGCATTTTATACTAATACAAATCCAATATACACTTATAATGCAAGTGCTAAGACAGTAACAAGAACATATGGTACTGCTACAGCATTAAATTTAGATACAATAAAAAATAGAGAAAAGGCTATAGTAAAAATGGATGCTCATAATTTATTACAACAAACTGATTGGGAAGTAATAAAGGCAAAAGAATTAGGTGAATCTGTATCTAGTGACACTACAACATATAGAGCAAGTGTTAGAACAAAAGCAAATGCTATGGAAACTGCTATTACTAACGCATCTGACATGGCAGCAATGTTAACTCTATTCACAAGAGATGGTAGTGGTAACAGACCAATAGGTGATTTACCTACAAGTTAATAGGAGTAAATTATGTCATTATTTTCAGGTGCAGCCTGTAATGTAAAAATACCATATTCTATAGATGCGGCATGTGATTTTAATCAGGCTGATTCAGACCACATGACAAACACACCAGCCAGTAATGGTAATCAAAGAACTTTTACAGTTTCGGTTTGGATTAAACTTGATTCAGATAATGATTCTAGAACAATATTTCATTCTAACACATGGCCTAGTGAGCCATGGTTTGTGATTCAGGTTCAAGAAAGTGACCAATTAATTGTTAGGTCATACTCAGGTTCTGTGTCACCTGCTGACCATCAAAAAAGAACTAATAATAGTATATCAGAGGGTTCATGGCAACATATTGTTGTGGGGGTCGATACAACAGATACGACTGATGCTGATAAAGTAAAAATATATTTTAATGGTACACGACAAACTAGTTTTGCTACTGATTATGGTTGGACTGTAGATAATTATGATACTGGTGTCGGTCAAACTGCTCACGAACAACAAGTAGGTGAAGAGCCTGCATTAGGAAGATACTTTAATGGAGAGATGGCAGAATTTTATATGATTGATGGTCAACAACTTGCACCTTCAGAATTTGCAGTAGATGATGGTGGTACATGGAAGGCCATAGAGTATACAGGTACATTTGGTACAGCAGGATTTCATTTAGACTTTGCAGATTCAAGTGATTTGGGTAATGATGTTTCTGGTAATGGTGAACACTTTAATGAAGTAAATATTGTTTCAGGTAATCAGATAACAAGTAATTTACCACCAGTTAAATCTTAATATATTATGGAACTTAACTATGGATATAAGCATAATTAAAAATGCTGTTGATGATAAATTTATACAAAGTATAATAGATGTTGGTAAAAATCAAAAACTAGAGGAAGCCAGAATTGGTGGAGAATCTAACACATCAAATAATATAAGAAGTACAAAGATATCTTGGATAATGGATAAAACTATATTATTAACATTAAAAGACAAGATGCTTGAAATAAATAAAAGTAAAAATTGGAACTATGATGTAACTGATATGTTTCCATTTCAATATTCAGTCTATCATGAAAATGACCATTATGATTGGCATGTTGATACAGGAAGTGCATATCTAAAACAAAAGGAAAGAAAGATTTCTTTTTCACTAATATTAAATGATAATTATAAAGGTGGAGAATTAGAGTTTAAGAATTCAGATGAAAACATATCATTAGATTTAAACAAAGGAGATATGGTCACATTTCCTAGTTTTTTGGAACATAGAGTAAAACCTGTGTTAAATGGAACTAGAATATCACTTGTTGGTTGGATGTTAGGACCATGTTAAATATAAAAAGTATTATAAATAATATATAAATAAAAGAAACAATTAGGTAATCACAACATGGCAATAACAAGAGCATTTTTAAATAGTCAAAGATATGATGAATCAAAAGGTGGTATTAATAATACTTACATGGCACCTATTATAATTAATGGTGATATGAATGTAACTCAAAGAGGAGACCAAACAGGTGTAACCGCAGAAAAATACACTACAGCAGACAGATTTGTTATTAATATTTCAAATCTAGGTACATGGGCATTTTCATCTTCAACTGATGCGCCAGGTTTTGGATTTGGTAAAAGTTTAAAAATAGATTGCACGACAGCAGACGGTTCACCTGCATCAGGGGATAATATGTATTTAACCCAATTAATAGAAGGTCAAAATTTACAAATGATGAGAAAAGGAACAGCAAGTGCTAAAACATCTACTGTTGCCTATTGGATTAAATCTAACAAAACAGGAAACTATGTTGTTGAGTTATGGGATAGAACAAATGATAGACATGTTGGTAAAGTAGCAACAATATCACAAGCAAACACATGGGAAAAACATGTTTGTAATTTCCCTGCTGATACATCAGGTGCCTTGGCTAATACAACTGCTAGGTCAATAATGGTATCTTGGGCTTTTGATTCAGGTACAAATTTTACATCAGGCACACTACCAAGTGCATGGGGTAGTCGTTCAGATGCAAACAGATTTGTAGGAACTACATTAGCATTAGGAGATAGTACAGACAATGAAGTATTAATAACTGGTATCCAATTCGAAATGGGAACTTATGATAGTGAAACAATGCCACCATTTCAGTTTGAAGATGCTGCCACAAATTTAGTCAGATGTCAGAGGTATTTTATTAGTACTACAGTAGCAGATGGTACAAGATTAGGTGATGGTATATTTAGAAGTACAACAAGAGCATTAGGTAATGTAGATTGTATGGGGTTAGTGCCTAATATGAGAGCAGTACCTTCAGTAGCAACGACCATTACTTCATTTCAAATGTATTATGGTGCAGATACAACTACAAATGTTTCAGCCTCATCAGGTGATGGGTTAGCTATGAATGGTCACACAGAGTGCAGAACAGATTTTACATTAGCGTCAGGTTCAACAACAGCAGGATTGCCAGGTAAGTTAAGAGCAAACTCAGCTGGTGCTATGGAATTTGAAGCAGAATTATAGGAGATAGATTATGTTAATAACATCAGCAAAATATTATAAACATGATGGTGAAAATGCTGGAGTACATGCTGTGATAGATGGCAAAAAATGGGCAGTTCCTATGGATAATAACAATAGACATTATCAGGCCATATTAGAGTGGGTTGCCGCTGGAAACAGTATAACGGCTGCAGATTAGTACTGAAATACTAGTAAATGTTCCTATATACCTCTAAGAGTGTCTAGCATCCAATATTTTAAGTTTTATATTTTTTTGATATGATGATATCACTTGATATTCAAAACAGTCAAAATAACATGCTCTAGGACTTTGTTTTTTCGTAATATCTTCATTTTCTCTTACTATTCACTATTATTATAAATACTAGTAAAATAGGATAATTAGTATGGCAGTACCAACAAGTAAATCAACATTTGCATCATATTGTAAAAGAGCTCTAGGATTCGGTGTCATTGATATCAATGTATCAGATGACCAAGTGGATGATAGAGTAGATGAGGCACTACAATATTTTTCTCAATACCATTATGATGGCGTTGAAAAGATGTATCTAAAATATAAGATTACTGAAACAGATATTACAAGAGCTCGTGGAAATACCACAACAACATCTGCAGACACAGTAGACAGTTCTATAACTGCAAGTTTTGAAGAAGGTAATAATTTTATTCCTATGCCATCTGCTGTAGTTTCAGTAACTAATATATTTGATTTTACAAATGCAGTAGAACAAAATATGTTTGATATTCGTTATCAATTAAGACTAAATGATTTATATGATTTTTCATCTACATCTATTATACATTATCAAATGACAATGCAACAATTAGATTTACTATCTCATGTCTTAGTAGGTGAAGTACCAATTCGTTTCAATCAACATCAAAATAGATTATACTTAGATATGGATTGGGAGCAAGTATCTGCAGATGAATATTTAATCATAGAATGTTATCGTAAGATAGACCCAGCAACATATACAGATATCTTTGATGATATCTATTTAAAAAGATATGCAACAGCATTAATCAAAAGACAATGGGGAGCAAACCTCTCTAAATTTAACGGAGTAGCAACTTTAGGTGGGGTAACAATGAATGGTGAACAAATTTATTCTCAAGCAATCGAAGAAATACAAAGACTAGAGGAACAAATTCAATTATCTTTCGAAACACCTATAGACTACATGATAGGATAAGGTTATGGCAGTCAATAAGGCTTTTCATACAAACAATAGTACAGCTATTACATCAGAAAAAAATCTGTATAGTGATTTAGTAAAAGAGGCTATACAAATTTTTGGTCATGATGTTTATTACATAGACAGAACAACTGTTGCCATTGATAGTGTTTTAGGTGAAGATTCACTTAGTAAATTTACTACACAAGTTCCTATTGAAATGTATGTTGAAAATGCTGAAGGTGGATACGAAGGTGAAAAAGAATTGATGACACAATTCGGATTAGAAAACAGAAACGAATTAACCTTAGTAGTACACAAAGAAAGATTTCAAGACTTAACAAAACAAATACAAATAGAAAGTGATACAGATACTACAGGTGGTTCTATATTATTAGAATCAGGTACAATCGACCAATCATCAGACCATTCTGTTTTAGAAACTGTAACAACAGGAAGTGATTTTTATTTACTTACAGAAACAGATGCTTCTAATACAGACAGACCTTATGAAGGTGATTTAGTTTATCATCCCATACTAGGTAAAATATTTGAAGTTAGTTTTGTAGACCATGATGAACCATTTCATCAGTTAGATAATAATCCTGTATTTAAATTAAATTGTAAACAGTTTGAATATTCATCTGAAGCTCTTGACACAGGTATTACAACTATTGATTCTATAGAAGATTCTGAAAGTAGAAACACAAGAGATTTTGAATTTACATTAGAACAATCAACAGCTCAGAATGAAGAAATAAATATACAACATGCTAGAAGTAATTTTGGTTTACTACTTGAAGAAACAGATGGTGATAATATAATTGGTGAAGATGATGAAACATCTGTAGGTACAAGTATACTGTTAGAGAATGATGCTGATTCTGGTGACCCAGCATACCTATTAACAGAAGACTATATAGTAGGAGATTATGTGCAAGATAAAACAGCACAGAATGAATTATTTGATAAACTAGATGATAATGTATTAGACTTCTCTGAATCTAATCCATTTGGAGATGCAGGAGTATTTGCGTAATGTTAGGAAATAGACAATTTTATCACGAAACAGTTAGAAGTATTATTGTAGGGTTCGGTACTCTATTTAATGATATACATGTGGTTCGTAAAAATAATAGTGGTGTTGTTACACAATCCATGAAAGTACCTTTGGCATATGGGCCAAAACAAAAATGGTTAACAAGACTTGACCAAGATGCAGGACTAGATAGTAAAGTTGCATTAACATTACCTAGATTAGGTTTTGAAATACAAAACTTAACATATGACCCAGCAAGAAAATTAAATCGTGTACAAAAATTTAAAAAAGTAAAATCAAGTGCAAGTGATGCTAATAAAATAGATTCACAATATATGCCTGTTCCTTATAATTTAAATATACAATTATTTGCTATGGCAAAACAATCAGATGATGCATTACAAATAGTAGAACAAGTATTACCTTACTTTCAACCAGATTACACTTTAACAATTAAAGATATGGAAGACATGGGTATTGCAAGGGATATTCCTATTGTGTTAAACAGTATTAATTATGAAGATAATTATCGTGGTGATTATACAGAAAGAAGAGCCATCATTTATACTTTAGATTTTACTACTAAGTTTTATCTATATGGACCTGTTACATCTAGTAAAGTTATTAAGACTGTACAGGTTGACCAATATACAGATATGCCAAGTGCTGCTCCTAAGA